AGTTAGGGATAGGATTAACGCAGTAAATTCTAAGTTGAAGAACGTAAATGGTAAAAATAGTCTGTTTATTGTTAAGTCCTGTAAAAATGCAATCAAAAGCATAGAGCGACAAATTTACAAGGAAGGTACGCATATTCCAGACAAAGATAGTGGATATGACCATATGAATGATGCTCTAGGGTACTTAGTAGAGTATAATTTTCCACTTAAAAGGAATTTTGCACCAAGCCATCCTAAAAGGTGGAGTTAATGGACAGGGAAACACTTACAAGCAAACACGATTTATGGCACTCAAACATAGCTAATTTCGAATTTTATATTCGTAGCTATTTGGGTGGTAATGATTATAAAAATGGCTATTACCTTCACCGCTATATTTTGGAGTCACCAGAAGAATATGACGCTAGAATAAGACATACCCCTATTGATAACCATTGTAAGAATGTCGTTCAAATATACACAAGCTTTCTTTGGAGAGTTTCACCAACAAGAGATTATGGGTCGTTGGATGGCGATGAACAGCTAACGTCTTTTCTCATGGACGCTGACTTAGATGGTCGCTCATTCAATACTGTAATGCGTGAAGTACAAATGAACGCAAGCATATATGGGAATTGTTGGGTCATAGTCGATAAGCCACAATCAAACGCCAATACAAGAGCAGAAGAACTAGCACAGGATATCAGACCCTATGTAAGTATCTACACCCCAGAAAATGTTGTAAACTGGAATTACAGTCGGTCAGCTAGTGGTCGGTTCTATCTTGATATGCTCATGGTTGTAGAGGATATAAACGCAGATAGAGCAATAATAAAAGTATTCACAGAAGAAACAATAAGCACTTATGAGGTTGAGGAGTATTCAGAAGAATATTCAAAAGGCGAATCTAGGTTAATTGAAGAAGTACCAAACCCAATAGGCAAGATACCCGCAGTAAATGTTTATAATCTTAGGGGTGCTAAAAGACCCATAGGCATAAGTGACCTTGCTGATGTTGCCTATTTACAGCAATCTATCTATAACGACTATTCAGAGAAAGAACAGCTTATCAGACTAGCAAACCATCCAAGTCTTGTTAAAACACCTAATGTAGAAGCTAGTGCGGGTGCTGGGTCTATTATAGAGATACCAGAAGACCTAGAAGCAAGTCTGAAACCTTACATCATACAGCCAAGCGGTCAGAACCTAGATGGAATAATGAAATGTATTCAAAACAAGGTGGATGCTATTGACAGGATAACGCACATGGGGTCGGTAAGGGCAACAGGTACACAGATAGCTAGCGGTATTGCTCTACAAACAGAATTTCAGTTATTGAACGCACGATTATCAGAAAAAGCCGATTATCTGGAGAACGCAGAAGAACAGATATGGGGTTTGTTCGCTATGTGGCAAGATAAACAGTTTGATGGGTCTATAAACTATCCAGATACGTTTGATATAAGAGATTGGGCAAATGACCTTCAATATCTTCAGATGGCAAAAGCTAGTGGTATCAAATCCGAAACATTCAACAAGGAATTAGATAAGCAGATAGCACAGGCAGTAATTGATGATAGTGAAATGATTAAATCAATAAACGAAGAAATAGACGCTACCAGAACAGTAAGAGGGCAGTTTCAAACCACAGAAATAGAGGGACAAACAGTTGGCGAAGAAACGTAAAGTACCCAAAGATAAAAGAACTGGTATTCCGAAAAAATATCTATCGGGTCTTAAAGGTGCAAAAAGAAGTGCTAGAGCAAGCTTATTAAAACAGGTGAGTGCGTTATATAAAGCGGGGGCAAGAATACCACGCTCATTACTAAGAAGAAGGAACAGGGCATAATGGCAGTAAGAAGAAAACCCTTATCAGCAAAGACATTAGCGACACTTAGAGCAAAAGCAAAGAAATCAAAGCTGTTTAATATGGCAGATTTAAGGGCTTCTTTTCGTAGGGGTCAAGGTGCATTTCTATCAGCGGGTAGCAGACCCCGAATCCCTATGAACGCTTGGGCGATGGCAAGAGTTAACAAGCTAATCAAAAGGGGTCGTTCTGGCACATTTGATAAAGATATTATTAGACGAGCATCAAAGAGAAAAAAAAAGTAAATGGCAAAGTATAGGGGAAAAGAAGTAAAGCTAAACAAACCATTTAGATTGTCTACAGCGGAATCTAAACGAAAAAAGTTTGGTGTTTATGTCAAAAACAAGTCTACTGGCAAGATTAAGAAAGTTACATTTGGTGCTAGGGGTATGTCTATAAAGAAAAGCATACCCGCAAGACAGAAATCATTTCTGGCTAGAATGGGTGGCGTTCTTAAAGAGGTTAAAGGGCAAAAGTCCTTATCACCCGCTTTCTGGTCAATAAAAGCATGGAAAAAAGACTTTCCGCTGTAATGTCAAAAATATTAGATAAATTAGCTGACCAACATGAAGAACGTATAATAAATGTTTTATACAGGCTTGAAGAAGACGTTATTAGAGAGGTAAATAGGGCAACAGGCGGTAAGCTTGTTTCACAAAGACTAGCGATACAGCTACAGCCAACTATCAGAAACCTTATAGAAACAACCTTTTTAGATGAAGCCGATATTATTATCAATAAAGAATATAACAAGATAGCAAAAGAGGTATTAGATACATTTGGCAAAATGCCAATACCCAAGAAGTTTAAAAGCCTAACCGAAGTAGACTTAGCCACATTGAACGCTCTCAAAACTCAATCCTTTAGTGGCTTTGAAGATATAGCGGAAAGATTTTTAAAGGTAATTAACGATGAAGTTTACCAAAGCACCATTGCTGGTAGACCATTTGATGACATGGTTACTAATATAAGGTCACATATAAATGGAGTCTACAAGCAATCAAACATAGCAGAAATAAATGAACTGGTGGATTTCATAAACGAAAATAAGTTTGATAGTGCAAAGAAATTACAAGTAGAAGACGCTGTGAGAAAGTTACACACACAATACGCAAGCGACAGAGCGGGTAATAACCTAAGACGTTATGCAAGCCAGATAGCACATGATTCAGTAATGCAGTTTCACGGACAATTTACCATAGCAAAAGCTAAAGAAGCGGGTCTTACACATTTCACATATACAGGAACATTGGTTAGGGATAGTAGGGAATTTTGTAAAACAATGTTGAATAAGACACTCACAGAAGAACAAATAAGAGAAATGTGGATAAATCGTTCATGGCAAGGCAAGTCTACTGGTGACCCATTTATAGTAAGGGGTGGTTATAGATGCCGACATACTTGGATTCCAACAGACCCATCATGGGGTGAAGAAACAGTAGACCAAGTGCCAGAAGAACCAGAGATAGAAGAAACACCACTACCCCCAATAAAAAAAGGCAGAAGGTCAACATTAAAGAACCCAGTTAGAGAAGAAGAAGTAAATGTTGTTTCTCAAGCCGTTGTTCTGGCAGACCTTAGAAAACAAATTTTAAAAAATGAAAAAGATAAAAGATACCCAACAGATAAAGACGGATTTCCATTATCAAGATTTAGAAAATCAAACATAGGAACTGTCACAGGCATAGATAAGCTAGATAAAGAGATAGCAAGTCAATTAGATGCTATAATGAAAGAATTAGACGAATTGGCTGAATTATATAATGTTCCAAAAATTAGGTCTATTAAGGTTGACGCAAGGAGAAAAGTGTTAATGTCTATGGGTGATGGCAATTTGAGGATGAATCAAAAATATTTTAATAGAAAAAATCCAGACGAAGACTATAGGAAGGTTTTTCTTTCAACTGGTTCTTATCAAATAAATAATCGTTTATCCAAATCATTTAAATTAGGTGATGATGTTTCAAAAGAAAAAAGAAAAAATTCTAATACATGGGTCAGACCCCATAACGCTTTTAGTTATTTTGATAATGAAATGGATAGATTTAGAAACATTCTATATCATGAATTCGGGCATCACGTGCATCAGATGAAAAATATGACAATCAAGCCGAAAGGGTCTGGTGAATTCGGTTTTATTGCTAGGATACCAATAGAAGAAGCTTTAGGAAAACTATTACAAGGCAAAGGGAAAAAAAATATAAGTGGCGGTGCAACACGCTATTCGGCATCAAACACAAAAGAATGGTTTGCAGAAAACTTTAGCTTGTATCACATGGGTCGAGAAGAACTTGTAGACCCAAAATTTATTGAATTTTTAGAAAATGAGGTGTTGAAATGAATAAATTAGTAGCAGAAGCTGGGGATATTTTTGAAAAAAAAGTATTGAGTGTCAAAGATTACAAACGATTTAGAGAGATAGGAAGACAAATAGGTAATAATGATTTGCTTCTTTATGCTAGTTATGATGAAGGTATGCACCTTAGATTAACAGAGATAGCCAGTAAAGAGGGTAATTATGATTGGCTAGAACCAGAGGATGAAGATTAGTAGCATTTGATATAAAACTTTGTTATAAAGATATTATCCAAATTAAGGAGATTTAAATGGCTGAAGAAAACCAAGTAGAACAGACTACTGAAACGACTGAAGAAGTAACACCACAAGTAGAGGAAACATCTAGCGAGGTAATGTTCACAGAGGACGAAATGAATGAAATCGTTAAAAAGCGATTAGGCAAAGAAAGAGGTATTTGGTATAAAAAGCTTGGTGTTGAGGACTTTGATACAATTCAAAAAGCTGTAAAGTCACAGAAAGATGCAGAAGAAAAGCAACGTATTCAAAAGGGTGAGTTTGAGGAAATACTAAAAACCAGAACCCAAGAGTTCAACAAAGAAAAACAAAATTTAGAGAGTCAGCTAAGAGATATTAAGATAAACAAGTCTTTATTATCTTCAGCATCTAGGAATAAAGCCATCAATCCAGACCAAGTAGTTGAATTGTTAAAAACAAATATTCAACTTAATGAAAGTGGTAACGTGGAAATTCTTGATAAAAACGGAATAGCACGTTATAGTAAATCGGGTGAACTTTTGACCACAGACGAATTAGTGCAAGAGTTTCTTACACAAAACCCTCACTTTGTCAGTGCAACCCCTAGTGGTTCTGGC